TGATCGCGGGCAGGACACAATTTATACCTCTGGCGGCATGATTACTGAACCAACGCAATCAGCCGTTGGCGCGTACACCCCGGCAAGCACTGGTGTCCTGGAAATTAACCCGGCAAACGTAGCAAGGCCACTTGTTACAACAGAGGCTGGAGCCATCAGGCCAAACGAGTCAAATCTGCTGGACATGGCAGAGTCTGCGCGAGCATACGTTGACGTTCAAAACGCAGGGGCATGGCACAAGGTGATACCTGATTCACAGACTAGCGTAGGCGAAAGGACAAGCCTTTCAATTCCAGTGTCGAAAAGCCCAACTAAAGAGCAGATGGAAAAAATCAGTGCGATCGCTGAAAAGAATGGTTTTTTTGCTGTCGATACGGGCAAGGGCATTAACCTCATCAATGATATTTACAATCCAATTGGCGAGGCTAGAACTGGCGTTACTCTTGGTAAAGAGCTTAAAGGTGCGCTAGGTGATGATATTAAATCTTTAAACCTTGGTAGAGTTGAGAGGGCTAAAATACAGACTGGATATGAAGACTATGAATCTGCATGGCAAGCTGGTACTGGTAGTGGTGAGGCGACATCTAAGTTCTTAACAGATCTTTCAAAGAACGATGTTTTTGCTAAAGGCATTGAGCCAGCACTGCGAGCAAAGGCGGGGCAGAACCTGGATCGAGATATTAAGTTTGCGCAACAACAAGGTATGCCGATACGAGAGGACATAGTTACAGCTCTAACGATATTGCGAGATGAGGGTATCGCAGGACTCAAAAAGGCTGTAGATAATGGCGTTATTCTTCCGGCTCTTGTTGGATCGATTCTTTCCCCTGCTGTGATTGATTCTTTAAGCGCGAACGATAGTTCACTGAGGGCAACAAATTGACACCATTCAGTCGGTTGAACTTTGCCAGCTCTTCTTCTGGCGTGATGTCGTATGAATCAATGAGAACAAGTCCATTGGGAAGGACGGTTTCTTTAAACGGCATTTTGAGTCTCCTGTTTAGCTCTACGCGGCAAGTAGGATTAAATCGCGTGATACATAGTGTACACCTGTTTGATGGAAAGGCAACGGCATGAACGACACTGATGCAGCAAACATGATCGAGATGATGTTGCTGGGCAAAATGCCTCGCTTCACAGAGCAAGAGATAAGCATGATGAACACTGACATGCGAACTCCTGCACAGAAGTACCAGGACTCACGCCTGGAACTAGCAATGATGAACGCTGACGTAGGGCAAAATATCACCAAGCCAAGAGTTTCACCGCAATTTGCCGCTCAGATTGCAGATAAAACTATGCGTGAAGGATACGATCCAAATCCTGATGTAGGCTCTATCAAAGGGGTTCCAAACAATCCAGTATCTCAATCAGCAGGAAATGTCGGATTTGCGTTACAGCGGTTTGGTAAGAATATCCAGCAAGCTGGTCCAATTGGATTATTCGCTGGCCTAGGCATAGAAGATGCTGGAAACCGGGTGCAGAAAGCAGCCTATGGAGAATCAGACTGGTATGACCCGGCAATGATCATGCTAGACGCAGCAACTGTTGTCCCGTCTATGTACATGAGCCAGGGCATGAAGACCGGAATGGCAGATAAAGACATCGCGCCCATGATATTCCGGGAATTATTAAAATGAGTGATACAATGCACTTAGCATGCAACCGTAATGGGACCAAGTGATGGCACTATCTAACTACGGCGAGTTAAAGACCGCCATTGCAGATTTTTTAAACAGGGATGATCTTACATCGGTCATTCCTACATTCGTTTCCCTGGCAGAGTCACAGATTGCCCGTGACCTACGCCACTGGCGTCAGGAACGCCGGGTAACAACGACACTAGATGAGCGTTTCGAGAACGTGCCTACAGACTGGCTAGAGTCTAATCACTTATATCTAAGTGATGGAGCGAGTATTGAGTATGCATCGGTGGCAGAAATCAGCCGTAAGAAGATACTTACGAATGACCTTGCCGGGAAACCAAGGTTATTCACGATCAACTCAGGTCAATTTGAGTTTTTCCCTGCTCCAGACGAGAGCTACACATTAACAATGGTTTACTTTGCTCGCATTCCAGCGTTCTCACTGGATGCTGATGATAACTGGCTGATCACTAATTACCCGGACGTTTACCTGTACGGCTCACTGCTGCAGTCAGCACCATACCTTGCAGAAGATGCTCGCATTGCTGTGTGGGCGCAACTCTACAGCGCGGCAATTAAAAACCTCTCTGACGATTCACAAAAAGCCCGGTCATCGGGTGGGCCACTGGTAATGAGGAACGCTTAATGAGTACAACAAATTGGTCTTCTGAAGCAGGAATGGGTGAGGGTGAAACCGGATCGGTTACAACAGGCTCAACAACGATAGATACCAATTGGACTCAAGATTCTGGCATGACAGATGTCAGTGATGCCGAACAAGCGAATATTGTTGAACTTGTAGAGCGAGCTGAGACAGCTGCAATAAATGCCGAAACAGCAGAGACAAACTCTGAGACGGCAGAAACGAATGCAGAAACTGCTCAGGCTGCGGCAGAGACAGCCAAGACTGGTGCTGAAACAGCGCAGACAGCCGCTGAGACTGCTCAGACAGCCGCTGAAGCCGCTCAAACTGCCGCGGAGACAGCAGAGACCAATGCAGAGACGGCAGAGGCTAACACGCTCGCAATCTTTGGTGACGCTCAAGACGTTCAAGACGCTGTAGACTCTGCTAGTGCGTCAGCCACTACCGCGACTACCAAGGCCACTGAGGCGGCTAGCTCAGCCACAAACGCCGCCACATCAGCAACAAATGCAAGCACATCAGCAACTAGCGCGTCAGCATCGGCAACAGCATCGGCAACGTCAGCATCAACATCGAACACATCTGCAATAGCGTCCCAGACTGCTCAAAGCAATGCAGAGGCAGCAGAGGCTAATGCAATCATCGCACGTACTGCTGCAGAGTCAGCAGAAAGTAATGCAGAAACGTCAGCTACCCAGGCGGCATCCAGCGCAACAAGCGCATCATCGAGTGCAAGCCAGGCCCTTTCTGCGAAGACAGACGCCGAGACAGCGCAAAGCGCGGCGGCTACCTCAGCTTTCAACGCAAACACTTCAGAGACAAATGCGGCTACATCAGAAACTAACGCTTCTACGTCAGAAACTAATGCGGCATCTAGCGCAACAGCAGCGGCATCCAGCGCAACCTCTGCGGCAAGCAGTGCTACTGATGCAGAAGCGGCTCAAACAGCGGCTGAATCAGCGCAAGCAAGTGCTGAGGCTGTGTACGACAGTTTCGATGATCGATACCTCGGCAGTAAGTCGGCAGACCCTACATTAGATAATGATGGCGATGCATTAGCGGCTGGTGCTTTGTATTTCAACACCACTGAAAACGAAATGCGGGTTTACACTGGATCTGCATGGGAGCCTGTGCAAGAACTCTCTGGTGACCAGACAGTCAACTCTCTCACCTCTAACAACGATGTCGTAGTCAAAGGTAACCTTGAAGTCCAAGGCACTACCATCACTGTAGACTCTGCCACTGCTCAGACCATTGACTTAGGTGACAACGATAAGATCCGCTTAGGTGATGGAGATGACTTTCAAATCTATCATGATGGCACTGATAGCTACATTGCTAATACCACAGGCACTCTTAAGCTCTCAAGCAACACAGACGTTACAGGCAACATCACTGTCTCAGGTACTGTAGACGGACGAGACATTGCCGCTGATGGAACCACACTAGATGCCGTAGCGTCAACTTATGTGGACGTAAGTGGCGACACCATGACAGGCAGCTTGAACTTTAATGATAGTGTTCAAGCCAGATATGGAGCTAGTGGTGACTTACGAATTTATCATGATGGCAGTCATAGTTATATATCAGATCAGGGGCCGGGTAATTTAAGATTAGTTTCTAATGGTAATAGTATTCGTTTGGAAACGAACTATGAAAATATGCTGATCGCTAATAACAATTCATCGGTAGATATTTATTATGATGGAGCCAAGAAGTTTGCCACAACATCATCTGGTGTAGACATCACTGGTACTGTGGTTGCTGATGGGTTGACTGTAAGTAAAGGTTCTGGCGATATTGCAACCTTAGAAGGCACTGGAACTGTTGATAATGTAGAAGCTAACCTAGTCTTTAACCCTGTTTATGACGTTAATGCTCGCATTGTTTCCGCAAGAGAAGGTTGGAATTTACAAAGTAGATTAACTTTTGAAACAGGTAGTGATAATACAGGAAGTACAACTCCCCGCCTTAACATTGGTGCAAACGGAGACATCTCCTTCTACGAAGATACCGGCACCACTGCAAAGCTAACGTGGGATGCCAGTGCTGAAGAACTCCAGTTTAAAGATGGTGTAGCGGCTGAGTTCGGTGATGGTGGTGATTTTCAGATTGAGCATAATGGCACTAATACCAAAATAACTAATAATACTGGAACTTTAAAAATTGTTCAGAACGTCAATGATGGTGATGTAGAAATTAGTTCTGACGATGGCTCTGGTGCTACCGCATTATATTTCGTTGCAGACGGCTCCACTGGCGAAGCTATCCTCTACCACTACGGCTCACAAAAGCTCGCTACCAAGTCCACAGGCATTGACGTTACTGGCACTGTGACTGCTGATGGGTTGACTGTTGAAAGTGCCGCACCATCTATCTTAATTAATGAAACAGATGCAACTGACTTAAATACTAGATTCAAGTCAAACTCAGGGCAATTAGATATTCAAACCTTTACAGATGCCGGAGCATCAGCAGGAAACCGAATATCTATAAATCATAACAACGGTGACATCTCCTTCTACGATGACTCAGGCACTTCCCAAGACTTCTACTGGGACGCATCATTATCAAGGTTGGGACTGGGTACTACGAGTCCTGATAGTTTATTCCACATTAGCTCTGGTGGCCCTAAGATCACCTTCACCGACACTACTTTCAATGCTGATGCAACTATTACTGTCAACGATGCAGGGTCATTAACGTTCTCTGCTGATGCTAACAATGAGCGAACAAACTCAAGAATACAATTTGATGTTGATGGCTCAGAAGCCATGCGTATCGATAGCTCAGGTAATGTAGGCATAGGTACTACAACGCCTAATTACAATCTTGAAATAACTGAGTTAGGAAATCCAACCTTATTGTTAAACAACTTGAGCCAAAGCGTTTCTACCGATAGTGTCAGTGGAAGCATTTTGTTCATGAATAATGATGCGTCAACACCTGCGGGCGGCAGAATTAGCGGCTCAATTAAAGGCGTGCTTACAGATGCATTTGGTAGACAGTCACTAATTTTTGGAACAGGAACGTCAAATCCAAAAACTACTTATGGTGATCCTGCTGTTTACACTGATGATACATATTCACGCCTAGGTATAACTTGGTACGGAGATATTTATTTTAATAATGATGATGCGACAAGCCAAGACTTCTACTGGGACGCATCAACCTCACGGCTAGGGTTGGGTACTACGAGTCCTGCGAATAAACTAGATATTGTAGGTGGCGATGTACGCATCACAGATACCTACCCTGCATTGATTTTAAAAGATAGTGACTTAAGCGATGTTTATGCTGAAGTTAGTGCGGGAAATGGAAATCTTGTCATTAGCTCAGATCATTTAAATAATCAAGCATCTTCTAATACAGCGTTTTGGGTTGATGGCTCAGAACGCATGCGTATCGACTCTAGTGGACGCTTGGGCATTGGCGTTAGTTCGTTAGGAGTTTTTACTACTGACGGGGATGATTTAATTGTAGGTGATGGTGCTAGTGCAAGAGGCATCACCATTAACTCAGGAGCAAGTAGTTATGGAAATCTTTACTTTGCTGACCCTTCTTCAACCAATATAGGATATTTACGTTATTACCACGGTGATAACTCGATGCGGATTAGCACCAATGGATCAGAAGCCATGCGTATCGACTCCAGTGGACGCTTGGGCATAGGTACTACGAATCCTCAAGCAACACTACAAGTCAGTAGTGGCAGTGATTATGTAAGATGTTTTGATTCGTCATCACGTGGTATTCAAATTAACCAAGCTGATCCTATCCTTTCCTTGAGAGATTCAGATGCAACTGGTACACCGTTGTGTGATATTAGCGGAAGCGGAGGAATTCTCAGTTTAAGAGCCGATGCTTCAAACGAAACAGCATCATCGGCAATTCAATTTACTGTCGATGGCTCAGAAGCCGCCAGAATTGATAGCTCAGGTAACTTGCTAGTTGGTACGACTTCTACAACTGTTGGATCGTCTTCAACTTTAGATGGTATTGCACTTCTTATTGATGGTTCTGGTGGGACTCTCACAGCCGCTAGAAGCGGCACTGTTGCACGTTTAAATAGGCAAAGTTCTGATGGCGAGATAATTAACTTCCGCAAAGACGGCTCAACCGTAGGGTCTATTGGTACTGCCGATGGCGATTTATATGTAGGTACGGGTGACACTGGTATCAAATTTAATGACTTTGGAAATCAAATTCGCCCAACAAATTCTGGTGCAACAAAAGATGCTGCGATTGACTTAGGTGCAGATGGACACCGCTTCAAAGACCTCTTCCTCTCCGGTGGAGTCTACCTAGGCGGCACTGGTTCAGCTAATCTGTTGGACGATTACGAGGAGGGTACGTGGACTCCTGCAATTCAAAACGGAACCTTTACGTACAACAATCAAAACGGAAAATATGTCATTGTCGGAAGGATGATCTTAGTAAACTTAGTTGTCAAATGGACAGCCAAAAGCGGAACAGGAAACTTAACAATAAATTTACCGTTTACAGCATTAGCATCATCCCCCAATAGCCGATTTACTGGTTCGCTTGGTTACACTCGCGGAGTAGATTTTGGCGGCAAAACGCAGTTGACAGCCTTATACTCCGGAGGGGATTCTGTCATTAGTATTTACCAGACTGGTGATAACTCACAACCTAACAGCGTACTTGTAGAAAACTGTGACACAGTTGGCGAACTTATGGTTACGGCAGTTTATCAAATCTAATTATCCCCACTGGATTGTGAGGACGGACAGGAGAAAACAATGGCACTTACAAAACAAATAGTACAAGACAAGATTGAGACAGTCGCAGTCGGTGACCACTACGTCATTCAAGTGCGTACTGCCACACGAATCGTTGAGGACGGTGAAGTGATTTCATCATCCTACCATCGACACGTATTGACACCTGATGCAGACTTAACCAATGAGTCAGCAGAGGTATCAGCAATCGCAACAGCAGTGTTCACTGACACTGTGAAAGCAAACTACCAGACCTTTTTAGATAATCAGGAGTAAACATGGAACTCACAATCGCACAACTTGAACGCACACTGCCATCTGGTGTCGTGTACAACATCCACTACCGCTTTGATCTAGTCGATGGTGACTACTCAAAGGGAGCTTACGGTTCCATTTCTATCACTGGCGATCCGAACGCTGATGGCTTTGTCGCCTTTGACGATCTGACTGAAGAAACAGTCAAGACATGGGTGATTAATGCTCTAGGTGGTCAGGAGAAAGTTGACGAGATTGAAGCCGCACTACAGGCCAAGATCGAGGAAGACAAGAACCCGACATCATCTGTTGGTATGCCGTGGGCTGAATCGGTATAATTACATTCAGTGTAATGATCTGTAAGGATTAAGTAATGGCAGATACTACAACGACTACATTCGGCCTGACAAAGCCAGAGCTTGGAGCCAGTGAGAACACCTGGGGCGAAAAGCTAAATGCGGATATGGATCTCATTGATGATCTGCTAGACGGCACGACTGCAATCAAGCCAAACCTGACTGAAGGACAGTGGGAAGTCGGCGGCACTGCTGTGACTGCTACAGCGGCTGAACTGAACATCCTTGATGGTGTGACAGCGACTGCGGCAGAGATCAATGCTCTGGACGGTATCACAGCCACTGTGGCGGAGTTGAACTACACAGACGGCGTGACATCTGCAATCCAGACTCAGATTGACACCAAGGCTCCTTTGGCATCTCCTGCGCTTACAGGTACACCTACGGCTCCAACTGCATCCACAGGGACAGATACGACTCAGCTTGCAACTACTGCCTTTACACAACAAGAAATTACATCTAATGCATACACACTTCCTGCAGCGACATCATCAACGCTTGGCGGTGTAAAGGTGTCACTGTCAGGGTCTACACTTACAATCAGCACGAGCTAGCATCATGGCTATTGTCTTTAACGGCACAACGCTGAACTGGTACACAAACACTATTGTGTTTGACGGTACTACTGTGTCTAGCCCTACGGCTGTTGGTACTGTTAACTTTGGCGCAACTAAAGTTCATGGCCTAAATGGTTACACATCTGAAACACAACTGTATAACTTTGGTTTAGCCCCAGACTCAGGGACATTTGAAAGTACATATATTCCAACGCTAACCTCAACCTACTCTGCCGCATTTGAAGACCACGCCTTTGAGACTGGTCCCGGTAGTGATACAAGGTGGTACTACAACCTTTATGAAGGCTATCGGATGGTGACATCAGATGGAACATTTGCAGGCGGAGAAAACAACCTGTACTGGAACGGCAAATACTGGACCGGATATTTGTGGGAAGGGCGCACAGTAACTGGCGCAAACACATCACACAACGGCGGAACTAGTGTTTCTTTGCGCCGCGACAATGGAGTCTGACGATGCCGCTGATACCACTCAAACTACAGCCGGGTATGTACAGGAACGGGACTGAGTTTGATCAGTCAAACCGGTGGAGAGACGGCTCACTGATTCGGTGGTCTGAAGGATCGATGCGTCCTGTTGGCGGTTGGTCACAGTTCACGACGACATCAGTCAATGCGGCTCCCCGTGGCATGCATGGATGGAGAGCTAATGACGACTCAAACAACATCGCTGTTGGGACGTACAACAAGCTCTACTACATCTCATCGTCTGGTAACCTGACAGATATCACCCCTGTGGGCCTCACAGCGGGTCGTGAAGACGCTGCACAGAACACAGGCTACGGTGGTGGCTATTACGATATTGGGACGTATTCTACGCCTCGACAGCCAACATCAACTTACTTGCCTGCTACGACATGGGCGTTAGATAACTACGGCGAATACCTTGTTGCCTGCTCACCTGATGACGGCAAGCTCTACGAATGGCAACTGAATACAAGTAACCCTGCGGCTGTGATTAGCAACGCGCCAGTCAATAATAAATCTTTAATCGTGACAGAAGAGCGGTTTGTTTTTGCGCTTGGTGCAGGCGGTAACCCGCGAAAGGTACAGTGGTGTGATCGTGAGGATAATACGCTCTGGACTCCCGCTGCTACTAACGAGGCGGGTGACCTGGAGTTGCAGACCAGCGGATCTATCCAGGCCGCAACAAGGGTTCGCGGACGCACAATCATCATCACAGACACTGACGCCCACTTGGCGACATACCAAGGCCCGCCATACGTTTATGGCTTTGAGCGTGTAGGTTCTGCCTGCGGCACTGACTCACCAAAGTCGTTGGTATCTGTAGACCAGTTTGCATTCTGGATGGGCAACAAAGGCTTCTTCATGTTTGACGGCTCAGTGCCGAAAGAACTGAACTGCGATGTGTCTGACTACATATTCCGTGACATCAACACCAACCAGATATCTAAAGTATATGGCGTACACAACTCGCGGTACTCAGAGATCTGGTGGTTTTACCCATCAGAAGATTCAGTCGAGAACAACCGGTATGTGTCCTACGACTACAAGGACAACATCTGGATGTTTGGCACTCTGTCCCGGACATCGGCGATCGATACAGGTATTTTGAGATTCCCTGTGTGGACAACTGCTGACGGTTACCTGTACTTCCACGAGTACGGGTTCAACCATGAGGGTGACTCCACGTTCATCGAGTCTGGGCCGATCAGCATGGGTAACGGTGACCAGATCATGAAGGTCAACAACCTGATACCGGATGAGTTATCGCAAGGGCAGGTGACAGCAACATTCAAGACACGGTTCTACCCCAACGACACAGAACGGTCATATGGCCCATACACAATGGCTAACCCGACAAGCGTTCGTTTCTCAGGAAGACAGGTTCGTGTCAGGTACGACTCGCAGGTCAACAATGACTTCCGGGTTGGTAGCATGCGTATTGAAGCGAAGCCGGGCGGTAGTCGATGATTACACCTCCTCCTCCACTGGGTGACACATGGACCACTTGGGGTGAGCGTTTAAACACTTACCTCCAAAGGTTCATGAACCGTTTGCAGTTCTTGAGCGCAGGTGACTCAGCGTCCGATGACGGCATTATGATGTGGGATCGATCTGGTGAGTATCCAGTCGTATCTAAAAATGGTGAGTGGCGTCAGATTGTATTGGCGGACGGGTACGGGTTTCTGTACAACAACACAGACATTACGGCATCCGCAAGCAACACGGCAGAGGCTATCGACTTCACCATTGGCTCAGGCTCTGGTTTGACCATCGGCACATCGCCAAATGAGTCACGCATCTACTTTGACGAAGGCGGCGAGTATTGGCTGTCATTTACGGCACAAACGTACTCAACAAACTCATCAGCACAGACATTTTACTTTTGGCCTAGAATTAACGGCACTGATGTCCCACTCGGTGCGATGCAAGCAACACTTACGGCAAATGGGCAAGCAAAGCCTGCCACTAAGGGTTCGGTATTTAACATGAACTCAGGCGACTATCTCGAAGCGATGTGGGCGACTTCTGACCACACAAAAGGATCACTGGAGGCTTTTGATGCAACAGCGTTCGCACCGGCATCCCCATCAGTGACCCTGTCAGTCACAAGGATCAGCGGATGAGCGCGGTAGAAGACAAGCCAGAAATCATTAAAGAGATTGAACGGTGTCTTCCTTGGATTGCTGACGCACTAGAATATAGCGGCGGCACACATACCACGGTTGATGTAGCAGAAAGCATCCTTAAAGGCACGATGCAGCTGTGGCCTGGCCCGGAAGCGTGTGCAGTTACAGAGATTGTGGTGTATCCTAGCAGGAAAGTTTTACATGTTTTTCTGGCTGCTGGAAATATGGAAGGCATAGTAGATATGCAGAAGTCAGCAGAGGAGTGGGGGAAGCTCCAGGGCTGCACGGCAATGACGATAGCAGGCAGGAAAGGATGGGCCAGGGTCTTAAAAGACGTTGGCTATGAAGAGAAATTTGTGACGTTAGCCAAGGAGTTAACATGAGCGGCGGTAAAGGCGGCAGCACCACTTCAGCGCAAGGGATACCTCAGTACATTGAGGACGCATCTAAGCGCAACATTGCACGGGCAGAACAAGCGCAGCAGATCGGTTATCAGCCCTACTACGGCCTGGATGTAGCAGCGTTTAATCCGACACAGCAAGCTGCAGCTCAGATGAATATTGATACTGCGCAAGCATTTGGAATGATGCCCCAGGGGCAGCAGAACTTAACTGCATTTCAAGGAATGCCACAGGCCCAGCAACAAGGCGGCATGTTTGGCTACTCATCCGCACCTATGTTTGAGCAAGCTGTCGCAGCGGCTCAACAAGCAGATCCAACTCAAGCCGGGATATATGGCTCGATGTTCGGTCAAGATACAAATTACGGAGCATAACGATGGCTGGAGCAGCACCAGGCGGGATGACCGCAAACCCAATGCAGCAAGCATCCGCTGCGCAACAGGGCGCGTTATTAGGGACAGCAGCTGGGGCTTCTTTTGATCCCGGCACGCTTTCGGCCACTGACCTATCAACTTATCAAAACCCGTACACCCAACAAGTTATTGATGCAAACACTGCAGATATTATGCGTGGTGCGACAATGGGCATGAACCAACTTGATTATCAGGCAGGGCGTGCTGGAGCATTTGGCGGATCACGGCATGGAGTTGCCATGTCAGAGTTGGGACGCGGTGTTGCAGAGCAACTTGGTCAACAGTCGGCACAATTACGCCAGCAAGGATTTGCCACTGCGCAACAGATGGCTCAACAAGACATCGCAAACCGCGCAGCAGCGCAGGCAGCTAGAACTGGTGCAGCTGGCCAACTAGGTGCTCTTGGTCAAACATCATTCCAGACAGGTAGAACGATTCAGCAAGATTTAGCGCAACAAGGTGCAATGCAGCAAGCAATGAACCAGGCGTTAATCGATGCGGCCAAAGGTCAATACGCTGGCTACACAGGTGCACCAGCAGCAGGCCTTGGGTATACGGTCCAGGCACTCGGTGCAGCACCTACTCCAGTGACCACTACGCAGTCACGCCAGCCTGGTCTATTCGATTACCTAACTCTGGCAGCAACAGGCGCGTCTGGAACTAACTTTGGGGGCGGCTGATCATGTACTCTATTATGGACGCTGTAGCAGCTGCCACAGAAAGGAACGCAGAGCGAGATCGTCTAAACGCTTTGAGATTGGCAAGGATTCGGCAGCCAGAAATTGCCCCGCCAATCATGCCAGTACCTCAGCCGCTTACAGGTGATGGTGGTAACGGCCCCAACTTTGAAGACACGAGAACAGATCAGCAAAAGTATCGTGATGCTATAGCAGTGAATAAGTACGCTGGAGTAATTCCTTTTGTGGGCACAGGTATCGGCTTGATTAACGATTACTACATTGATCAATACGAAAGAGAAAATCCAAACGAAATACCATCAGCTCAAAGATATTCAACAGTAGGTAGAATTCTTGGGTTCGGTGATCCAGGAACAACTGGATTAAGTGGGGTATTCGGAAGCAACTCTGATCTTTGGAACGCAGGCCTTTTCCCGATGGATGGAGACTCTGGAAACGACTCGACAGGAAATGTTGGTGCTCGCGGAGACGCATATAATGTGCAGCATAATATTAGCGGCATGGGTCCAAGTTGGTCAGGTCCACAGCATGACAACAGCGACAATTATTCAGGCCCTTCAGATACTTATGGTGGGGCAGATGCCGGTACTGGCGATGATGACCAGTGGGACTAGGAGTTAGAAATGTTAAGACCACGCACTAATCAAGTTGTCAGTATCATTGATGAGCTCTTGCAGCAGTCGAATCGTGATCAAGGTTTTACTCCAAGGTCACCATTCCCATTCCCAAGTACGGTTCCTTTTGACCAAGGGTCTACTGGGTCGTCTATGCGCACATTTAATAAAGCGCAGGACATGTTCAATGTTGCCGGTGCTCCAACTCCTATGATGTCGCGGTCATTGCGATCGCAGCAGGAACCATTTCGCCCCCCAGTAAACCTGGGCGACACATCTGCTGTTGCACCTGGCGTACCGGCTGATGTCCAAGTAGGCCAACTAAATGTTCCTCAAGTGACGGGGCGGCAGATTGGCCCAGAGGAGTATGCAGCAAACATGCCTGGGGTCCCTGGTAGTAACATGGACATGAGAGCTGCGGTCCAAGAGTCTGAAGCTAAGATGCGAGACCTGGGCAGCAAGGCTACTCAAGCGGCATTGCTGGAAGCTAAAAATCCAGATTTAAAGAAAGATCCTACGTTCCAGGATCGCATTCAAGGATTCTTTGGGGATCGCGGAAACATGCTGCGATTAGCACTTGCATTCAATACCATGCGCTTAAACCCTGATCAGGGCCTGGCTGCCATGCTTGGCAATGAGCTCAAAGATTTGCGAACACAAAACAGATCAACAAACACTGCCGCACGTTTACGTCAACTGGGCACTCCAGCAGCAATCCGCGCTGCTGAGTACATTGAAAGTACAGGTGATACTAAAGGCGGCCTGACGATGTACAACAAGGCCGGCTCTATAACTCAGAAGACGGGTGCTGAACTTGGTGGTGAGGCTGCTGGTTACGATCCCAAAAAGACCTACAACGTAGATACATTAACAGGCAAGATTTCTGGTGTTGGCGGTGGCGGAGTTAGCGTCAATGTCGAAGGTGATAAATCTAAGCTATTTGATGTTAGCTACAAGTACATCGCAGACAATCGCGATGCTTTTGTGCAAGAAGGCATACAGGCCCAGAATTCACTGCAAGCATTCGGGCGCATGTCCAGGGCTCTGGACTTCACTGACACAGGAAAGGAAGAGCAAAATCGCCAGGCTATTAGAACTATGCTTGATGGGTTTGGCTTGTCTGGATTGATTGATGAAGACGCATACGCTAATGCCGCTGCATTCAACGCTGCTGCTAATGCATTGGTTGCTGAAGAGTTGCGGGCGAACAAGGGTCCTCAAACAGATTTCGATGCTCGATTCGCGCAGACGTATATTCCTGGTTTAGGGAATCCGAAAGAGGCTAACCGCGAGATCTTAAAGTATGGCCGGTCAACCGCACAGATTAAAAAGCTACTTGGGCG